GATGATGAGACAAATACAATAAAATTAGTTAATTTATCAGAGTTAAAACCTGAGGAAATAGTTAATACTGTGAAAAATGCTCTTATCCAATACAGCGAACAATTTGAACCAACCGATACGGACATTTTAAACATTAGAGATGAGATGTTGGGTTTATTTAACAAATTATCATATCTATTAACTTTAGAATAAGACTTAAAAACATTTTTAAAAATAATTGAACCGGATTTCTTAATTCGGTTTTTTTTATTTATATTTTACTATAACAGTTTTATAAATAAAAATTTTTAATTATGTCAACATTTGATGCAGTACTAGCACAGTACGAGAAAAACAAAAATGCCACAAGTGGCAATTCTAACAAAATGTCCTCAGAAGACAGAATGAAGCGTTATTTCACTACCGTATTACCTAAGGGTTCTAAGGGAGAAGAAAGACGTATTCGTATTTTACCTACAAAAGATGGTGGTTCACCATTTGTTGAGGTCTACTTCCACGAAGTTCAAGTGGATGGAAAATGGGTTAAATTATATGACCCTAAACAAGAAGGAAAACGTTCACCATTGAACGAAGTTCAAGAAGCTTTAATGGCTACAGGTGTTGAGTCAGATAGAGAATCTGCTCGTCAATTTCGTTCTCGTAAATTCTATATCGTAAAAGTTATCGATAGAGACCACGAAAATGATGGCGTTAAATTTTGGAGATTTAAACACAACGCAAAGGGTGACGGTATTTTAGACAAAGTATTCCCAATCTTCCGTAACAAAGGTGATATTACAAATCCTGAAAATGGTCGTGATATGATTTTATCTTTAACACTAACTAAGGCGGGTACAGGTAAAGAATACACAGTAATCAACTCAGTAATTCCTGAAGATGCGGGTCCGTTACATGCCGATTCTAACGTAGCTAAAGCTTGGTTAGATGATGAATTAACATGGTCTGATGTTTATTCTAAGAAAGGTGAAGATTATTTAGAGATGGTTGCAAGAGGTGAAGTTCCACGTTGGGATTCTAATCAAAACAAATTTGTTTCAAGTAATAACACTACTGACGAAGAAACAATTTCAGCACCTAAAAAATCTACTCCTGTGGTTGACCCACAAGAAGAAGAAGAGGTTGATGGTGATTTACCATTCTAATTAATTTATGATGTTCCCGACATTCGTGTCGGGAACATCCTTTTAAAAACAACAACATGGCAGGTATAAAAAAGACTGATTTTTCAGCAATCAAAAAGAAATTCTCAAAAGAAGCAGAATATAAACCAGACCGTTTTTTCGATTTGGGAGATGCTTTCTTGGATGCAACAGGAATTCCCGGTCCAGCAATGGGTCACATCAATATGTTGTTAGGACATAGTGATACAGGAAAAACAACTGCACTTGTAAAGTCAGCGGTAGATGCACAAAAGAAAGGTATTGTTCCTGTATTTGTAATTACAGAACAGAAATGGAGTTGGGACCACGCAGAATTAATGGGTTTCAATAAAGACGGAGATTATCTTTTCAATAGTGATTTCGAGTACATCGAACAAATCACAGAGTATATTAATGAATTATTAGATGCTCAAGAAAAGGGAGACTTACCTCACGATTTATTAATACTTTGGGATTCAGTTGGTTCAGTTCCTTGTAAAATGACTTACGATGGTAAAGGTGGTAAACAACACAACGCATCAGTATTAGCTGACAAAATTGGAATGGGTATCAACCAACGTATTTCAGGTTCAAGAAGAACAGATAAACCTTATACAAATACATTAATCATTGTTAACCAACCTTGGGTAGAATTACCTGACAATCCTTTTGGACAACCTAAGATTAAAGCAAAAGGTGGAGAAGCAATTTGGTTAAACTCAAGTATTGTGTTCTTATTCGGTAATCAAAAAGGTGCGGGTACAACTAAAATCTCAATCACTAAAGATAAGAGAAAAGTTAAAATTGCAACAAGAACAAAAATCTCTATCATGAAGAATCACATCAATGGTTTAGGATATGAGGATGGACGTATATTGGTTACATCACACGGATTTATGGGTGGAAGAGAAGAAGGAGAAGAAAAGAAATCTCTTGAAGAATACAAAAAAGAATGTGGAGAATACATCAGTAAGATGTTAGGTGTTAGTGTTACAGACATCGCAGACGTAGAAGTTGTAACAGAAGATTCAGACCTATAAAATTTTTAAATGTCCGTTTTACTTGTTGATGGAGATAATTTACTTACGATTGGTTTTTATGGTGTCAAGAATATGTTCTATAAAGGGCAACATATTGGAGGAATTTATCATTTTCTCAATACTCTTAGGAGAACGTTTGAGTTATATCACTTAGATAAGATAGTTGTATTTTGGGATGGATTTGAAGGTTCTCAAAATAGAAAAAAAATCTACGTTCATTATAAAGAAAATAGACGGCAAAGACTTAGGTCTGAAGAAGAATTAAGTTCATACTCATACCAAAGAGAACGAGTTAAACAATATCTCGAAGAGTTATTTGTGAGACAAGGTGAGTATGAATTTTGTGAAACAGATGATAGCATTGCTTATTATACACAAAACTCACCTAACGAAAAGAAAATCATTTATTCATCTGATGGAGATTTAACACAATTAGTGTCAGATAATACGGAAATTTATAATCCGTCTCATCACAAATTATACAAACAAAATGATACGATAGTTTACGACCACGAAGAAATCTTAATTGAAAACGTTAAGTTAGTAAAAATGATGTGTGGTGATTCCTCAGACAACATTGCAGGAATTAAAGGAATGGGAGTTAAGAAATTCATCTCCTTATTTCCCGAAATCAGAACCGAAAGAATATCTGTTCAACAAGTTAAAGAAAGGGGTAATCTCCTTTTTGAACAGGACAAACACAACAAATTAATTGCAAATTTATTAACAGGAGTTACAAAGTACGGTGTATTTGGTGACGAGTTCTTCGACGTAAACAATCGTATTGTTAGTTTGGATGAACCCTTTTTGACTGACGAGGCAATCGAAAATATTACATTGTTAATAAATGAATCATTAGACCCTGAGGGTAGGTCGTATAAAAATACAATGAGAATGATGATGGAAGATGGATTGTTTAATGTGTTACCAAAATCAGACGACGCATGGACAAAATTTTTAAACCCATTTCTCCGTTTAACAAGAAAAGAAAAAAACAATAAAAAAACAATAAAAATCAAAAATTATGAGTAATCAACAGCCAGACATTACAAAATTCGAATTTATTCTAACATTAGAAGGGAACATAATATGCCAAAGATACTTCAATGTAAAAGATCACGTTGACCAAGCTAGACGTTCAATGGACTTACACTATTATATAAAAAATATTTGTGAGGAAATTAGTGAAGATTTGAAAATAAAAAGTTCCAATTATTTGTGTGAAAATCAAAATTATTTCTTATCTTCCGACTATGTGGAAGATTTACCAGAGAAGGATAGAGAACATTTTTTGTTAGAAATTAAGTTGGAAGACGATGTATTTATTCAGAGGATATTTCCCGCATATTGTTACCACCCAAAAGTTAGATATACGGTTGACATACGTCCAAAACTCAAAATAATTTTATCAGAGTTAACTGATATTTTATCATCCGAAGAGTTGGAGACCACATATTTGAACTACGAGTTATAATTTAAAAATATATATAAAAAATAAACATGGAAGAGAGGAATTTTGGGTATTTAGGGTTTTCATTTCAACAATCCCTAATTAAAGCAATAGTTGAAGATAAAAAATATGCAGAATCAATAATTGACGTATTAGAAACTAAATTTTTTGAGAACGCCTCATTTAAATTTATCATTGAGAACATTAAAGAGTTATATAAGACCTATAATAGAATTCCCGATTACAATACCCTGGCCCAAAAAATTATGGCTGAAGGTGGTAATAAAGATTCCTCTAAGGTACATCTTGATACGTTGGAATCGATAAAGGAAAATGAAGACCAAATTGCGTATGTTAAAGACACGGCTCTTAATTTTTGTAAACAACAAAATTTAAAAAGAGAACTTAAAAGTGTTCAAAATATCATTGAAAGTGGTGAATTTGAGGCGTATAATAAAATTGAACAAATCATTCAAAAGGCGTTACAAATTGGTATTACAAATGATGAAGCTCATGATGTGTTTTTTGATATTGATGGAGCGTTAGAAAAGGATTTTAGACACCCATTACCGACAGGTATTGTTGGGGTTGACAACTTACTTAAAGGTGGATTAGGAATTGGAGAATTGGGGGTTGTATTGGCTCCTACGGGTACTGGTAAAACCACATTACTTACTAAGTTTGCTAATACGGCATATAACTTAGGATATAATGTTGTTCAAATATTTTTTGAAGATAATCCAGGTAACATTAAAAGAAAACATTATACCATTTGGTCGGACATTGCACCTGACGAACAACCTGAATTTAAAGACTTGGTAAAAGAAAAAGTTGAGGAAGCTCAATCTCGTTCTACAGGTACTTTAAAATTATTAAAATTGGCTAGTGATAATGTTACGGTTTCTGAAATTAAAAATAAAATCAGAAAAATGAATTCAGATGGTATTAAAGTGGATTTATTGGTGTTAGATTATGTGGATTGTATTTCTTCAGATAAATCAACTAACGGTGAAGAATGGAAGGGTGAGGGTTCGGTAATGAGAAGTTTGGAATCAATGACAGGTGAATTTGAAATGGCGATATGGACCGCAACTCAAGGTAATCGTGAATCAATTTCAAGTGAAGTTGTAACGGGAGACCAAATGGGTGGGTCAATTAAGAAAGCACAAATTGCTCACGTCATTTTATCTATCGGTAAAACGTTAGAACAAAAAGAACATAACTTAGCCACATTAACTTTGCTTAAATCACGTATTGGTAAAGATGGTGTAGTATTTCAAAACTGTAAGTTCAATAACGAATATTTGGTAATCGATACCGAATCACAAAATACTTTGTTAGGTCACGAACAAGATGAAGTTGAAAAGAGAAAAAATAGAGTTGCCGATGTCTACAGAAAGGCACAAGAAAAAAAAGTATCACAAATTAAATAAATTAACATGACAGAGAAAATATTAATGGAGAATCCCCATAGATTCGTTTTGTTCCCTATTGAACATAATGATTTATGGAAAATGTATAAACAACAACAAGCTTGTATATGGACGGCGGAAGAGATTGATTTAGGTCAAGACGTAACAGATTGGGAAAATAAATTGAATTCAGATGAACAACATTTCATTAAACACGTATTGGCATTTTTTGCAGCGTCTGATGGTATTGTGAATGAAAATATTGCTGAAAACTTCGTAAACGAAGTACAATATACTGAGGCTAAAATGTTTTACGGTTTCCAAATTATGATGGAAAACATTCATAGTGAGACATACTCATTACTGATTGATTCATATATTAAAGACAAAGAAGAACAATTACATTTATTTCACGCAATAGATACAATTCCAGCAATTCAAAAGAAAGCGGAATGGGCGGTAAAATGGATTAGTTCAGAATCTTTTGTTGAGAGACTAATTGCATTTGCTGCGGTTGAGGGTATTTTCTTTTCAGGATCATTCTGTTCAATATTTTGGTTGAAGAAAAGAGGTTTAATGCCAGGGTTAACATTCTCAAATGAACTAATCTCAAGAGATGAGGGAATGCATTGTGATTTTGCTTGTCACCTATATAATAACCACATTGAAAATAAATTAAGTGAAAAGAAAATTAGAGAGATTATCTGTGGAGCGTTAGAAATTGAAAAAGAATTTATTCTTGAAGCATTACCAGTTAGGTTAATTGGTATGAATTCAGAATTAATGGCTCAATATCTTGAGTTTGTAACAGATAGGTTATTAACTGCGTTAGGTTGTTCAAAAGTATATAACTCTACAAATCCATTTGATTTTATGGAGAACATTGCAATACAAGGGAAAACAAATTTCTTTGAAAAACGAGTTGCCGAATATCAAAAGATGGGAGTAAATAACAACGGTTCCGAAGATTTAGATTCGGCATTTGGTGACGTAGATTTTTAAAAAAATTAAATATAAGATGAAAGTAAAGAAAAGAGATGGGTCCCTTGAGGAAATGAGATATGATAAAATTACAAGAAGAATAAGTATTTTTTGTAGTGATTTAAATTTAGAATATATTGACCCAACATATGTTACCTTAAAAGTAACACAAGGTATATATGATGGAATTTCAACAACAGAATTAGATGTTTTAGCTGCTGAGACCGCAGCATCAATGACAACAACACATCCAGACTATGCTAAGTTATCTGGTAGATTGGCGGTTTCTAATTTACATAAAACCACACCAAAAAAATTCTCACAATGTATTAAAGAGTTATATTCTTTTATTGAACCAAAAACAGGGAAAGAATCTTCATTAATATCAACTGAGGTTTATGAGTTTGTCATGAACAATAAAGAATCACTTGACGGTTCAATTCATCAAGAAAGAGATTTAGAATTTGATTATTTTGGTTTTAAGACATTAGAACGTTCATATCTTTTAAAAATAGGTTCACGAGTTGTAGAAAGACCACAGTATATGTACATGAGAGTTGCTGTAGGTATATGTAATGGAGATTTATCAATGGCGTTAAGAATTTATGATGATTTGTCACAACATTATTATACACACGCAACACCAACATTATTTAATGCAGGAACAAAACGACCACAAATGTCATCTTGTTTTTTAATTGGAAATAAAGGAGACGATATCAACGGATTGTTTGATACTATTAAAGACGTTGCAAACATTTCTAAGTGGGCTGGCGGTATTGGATTACATGTACATGATGTTCGTGCTAAGGGTGCATATATTAAAGGAACTGGTGGAGAATCTGATGGTATTGTACCAATGATGAAAACATATAATGAAGTTGCTCGTTGGATTAATCAAGGAGGAAAACGTAAAGGTTCATTTGCCGTTTATCTTGAACCATGGCATGCAGACGTTTTTGAATTTATTGATTTAAGAAAAAATACAGGTAAGGAAGAAATGAGAGCAAGAGATTTATTCTTAGCTATGTGGACACCTGATTTATTTATGCAACGTGTTGAACAAGATGGTGATTGGTCTTTATTTTCACCAGATGAAGCTCCAGGTTTATCTGATGTATATGACACACCTGAAGAAAAGAAATTCACTAAGTTATATGAATCATATGAAAAGCAAGGAAGGGCAAGAAAAGTAATTAAGGCGAGAAAGTTAATGGACGCAATTTTAACTTCTCAAATTGAAACGGGAACACCTTATATGTTATATAAAGATCCCGCAAACTATAAATCAAATCAAAAAAACTTAGGTACAATTAAATCTTCAAATTTATGTACCGAAATTATTGAATACTCTTCACCAACAGAACAAGCTGTTTGTAATTTGGCATCAATCGCATTACCTAAGTATATCATTAACGGTGAGTTTAATCACGAAATGTTATATGAATATACCTACCAAGTTGTTAAAAACTTGAACAACGTAATCGATTTAAATTTTTACCCAACCGAAGAAACAAAACGTTCAAATTTCAAACATCGACCTGTTGGTTTAGGGGTTCAAGGATTGGCGGATGTATTTTGTTTATTGGGTTTACCATTTGAAAGTGAATTGTCAGATACATTACAGACAGATATTTTTGAAACAATTTATTTTGCGGCATTAACATCATCTAAAGATTTGGCTAAAGAATTTGGACCATATGAGTCTATTGTTGGTTCACCTATTGAAAAAGGTATTTTCCAATATGAAATGTGGGGTAAAAAAGATTCAGATTTGTCAGGTCGTTGGGATTGGAAATCTTTAAGAAAAGAAATAAAATCCAATGGTGTTAGAAACTCATTATTAGTTGCACCGATGCCAACAGCATCTACAGCACAGATTTTAGGAAATAATGAGGCGTTTGAACCATTTACAACTAACTTATATTCTCGTAGAACATTAGGTGGTGAATTTATTGTTATCAATAAACATTTAGTTAAAGAACTAATTAAATTAAATGTTTGGAATGACAACTTAAAAAATAAATTAATAATGGAAAATGGGTCAGTTCAAAATATCCCTGAAATACCTACCGAAATAAAAGAAAGATATAAAACTGTTTGGGAAATGTCACAAAAGAGAATTCTACAAATGGCGGCAAATAGAAGTGTTTTTATTGACCAATCTCAATCTTTAAATTTATTTATTGATAATGCAACTAAACCTAAATTATTGGCGGCGCATTTATTTGGTTGGAAATTAGGATTAAAAACGGGTATGTATTATTTAAGAACAAGAGCTGCGGTGGATGCGTTAAAAGGTTTGGGTATTGATATGTCAAGTTCAAAACCTGTGGAACAAAATCCTGGACAACAAACTGCGGTGTTTTTATCCACCCCAACAAATAACACATTAATAAGTGAAGAAACTCCGGAAATGGAAATGACAACTGTAAAACCAACAGATTCTCCATTTGATTGTGAGGGTTGTGGTTCTTAAGATATTTGTATCAATTTTAAAATAGTATATTAAATCCAACTTAGGTTGGATTTTTTATTTATTACCATTTTAGTATTGTTTATATTTATTGTTATGGCAGTAACATATGGTATAGATTTCCCTTTTAGGGATAGTCTCCAAGGTAAGTTTATAAAGATGACTAGTAGTCCTGAAAGAGAGATTAGAGCCAATCTAATTCATCTTTTATTGACAAAAAAAGGAAGTAGGTATTATCTACCTGATTTTGGGACTAGATTATATCAATATATTTTTGACCAAAACGATAGCGTGACGTTTAATTTAATTGAAGATGAAATTAGGGAATCTGTAAAAAAGTATATACCAAATTTAGATATCAATTCAATTTTGGTTATGTCGGCAGAAGATGACCCTGACCATACAACTACATTTACAGAAAATGAAGATGAAAGACTTTTTAGAGTAAGTGACAATGCAACTAAACCATACACTGCGGTGGTTAAAATAAACTACACAGTTAATAACGGAGCTTTTTCATCTTCGGACTTTATAATATTAAACATATAAAATGGCTAAAAAAATATCATACGCAACCAGAGATTTCGCTGGATTAAGACAAGAGTTAGTAAACCTAACTACCGAATACTATCCTGATTTAATCAAGAACACAAACGACGCATCCATATTCTCGGTATTATTAGATTTGAATGCTGCGGTTGCGGATAATTTACATTTCCACATTGATAGAGTTTGGCAAGAAACTATGTTGGACTTTGCACAACAAAGACAATCGTTATTTCATATTGCAAAAACATATGGTATTAAGATACCAGGTAATAGACCTTCAGTTTCTTTAGCTGATTTCTCAATAAATGTTCCTGTTAGAGGCGATAAGGAAGACGAAAGATATTTGGGTACAATTAGAATTGGTGCTCAAGTTTCAGGTGCGGGTCAAATATTTGAGTCTATTACTGATATTGATTTTTCAAGTCCTTTTAATGACAAAGGTGAACCAAATCGATTAAAAATACCAAATTTTGATAGTAACAATACATTAGTATCATATACAATAACTAAAAGAGAACCTGTCGTTAATGGGGTTTCAAGAATATATAGAAGGGTTATCACAGAATTAGACCAAAAACCTTTTTTAAGACTTTATTTACCTGAACAAAATGTATTAGGAGTTACTTCAGTTATTCATAAGGATGGTACAAGTTTTAACGCTAATCCAACGTCTAGTGAATTTACAACGATAACAAATAAATGGTATGAAGTTAAATCTTTAATACAAGATAAAGTTTTCATCCCCGACCCAACTGCGGTATCTGACAAAGATAATTTTAAGGCGGGAAAATATATTAATGTTGTAAATAAATTTTATACGGAACATACCCCTGAAGGTTATTATTCTTTGACATTTGGTTCAGGAAATGTAGACCCATTGGATAATTTAGACAATTACATGAATGGTTCACTTAAAGTGAACTTAGCAAGTTATTTGAATAACATGTCTTTGGGGTCAATACCAAAAGCTGGTACCACATTATTTGTTAAGTACAGAATTGGTGGTGGAAAAAGTTCAAACTTAGGTGTGAATGTTATTAACAGTGTGGATGAGGTTGAATTTAATGTAAACGGTCCAAACGGAACTGTTAATAGTCAAGTAGTTAGTTCATTAAGAGTATCCAATGTAACTCCCGCAATCGGTGGTGCTGACCAACCAACAATCGAAGAAATTAGAAACATGGTTGCATATAATTTTGCAGCACAAAATAGAGCGGTAACATTAAATGATTATAAATCATTAATTGAAACGATGCCATCTACATTTGGTGCACCGGCTAAAGTTAATGTAATGGAAGAAGATAATAAAGTTAGAATTAAATTACTATCATATGATGATTTGGGTAATTTGACTGACACAGTTTCTAACACATTAAAGAATAACATTATAAATTATCTTTCTGAATATAGAATGATAAATGACTATATAGACATTGCAAGTGGTGAGGTTATAGATTTTGGTTTAGAGATTGATTTACATATTGATAAAAATGAAAACCCAACTGACATTGTTAGAACGGTTATTCAAAACACAACAAGTTTCTTTGCCATTGAAAAAAGAAAAATGGGAGACCCATTGTTTGTTGGTGATTTAAAAAGAGAAATTGGTAATGTTGGTGGAGTGACTAACGTAATTGATGTTCGCGTTTTTAATAAAATTGGAGGTCAATATTCTTCAACTGAAGTATCTCAATCATATAGTGATACTTTAACAAAAGAAATTTTACAATCAGATATGACCATTTTTATGAAATCAAATCAAATTTTTCAAATTAGGTTCCCAAATATTGATATAAAAGTGAGGACCAAAACATTAGGAACGACTACATATTAAAATGTTTTTAGTTTATAATAGTGGAAAATGGGATAGTTTCTATTTATTATAAGAACCATGCAGAAACATAGAATTTCAACAAATATAGGGAAGGACCAAAGAGTCACAGTCGAAATTAAACAAGATTACGACTTGCTTGAAATTTTGTCTTTAAAATTTAGTCAACAAGACATCTACACATCCCTTTGTGCTGATTATGGGGTTGTTTGCGGTAGGGTAACAGCGAATGACGGGTTTGGTATTCCAAACGCTAAAGTATCGATTTTTGTACCCCAATTAACTATACATTCGGATGACCCGGTTATATCTGCATTATACCCATACACATCAATATCAGAAAAAGACGAAAATAACTATCGATACAACTTATTACCGGCAAGAAAACAACATGGTGGACACGTACCAACCGGTACATTTCCCGACCAAACTGAAATTTTAACAAGAGAAGAATACTTGGAGGTATATGAAAGTTATTACACATATACCGTTAAGACTAATGAATCGGGTGATTTCATGATTTGGGGGGTTCCTTTAGGTCAACAAACAATAAATGTTGATATTGATTTATCTGACATTGGATGCTTTTCTTTAAGACCATATGACTTTATTAAAAAGGGAGTTGGTATTGACCAATTTGATAGGTACTACAATTTTAAATCGGGTTCAGATGTAGATGGTTTACCACAAATTGTTAATTTTCAAAAAACAGTTGAAGTATATCCGTTCTGGGGTAATATAGATTTATGTCAGATTGGTATAACAAGAACTGATTTTGACTTGTTAGATAAGGGAATTAAAATTGAACCAATATCATTAATTTTAGCTTCCACCATTACAGATGATAATGGGGATGCGATTAAAAGAAGTGGTGTAATTAGACGTAAGTCTGGTTACAAATGTAATTTACAAACAACAGAGGGTAGAATTGAAGCGGTTAGATATACAGGTAATAAAATACTTGGTTCTGATAAAGTTACGTTATATCCTGAATTGGAATATTTTAATCCGAGTGAATCTATTGATTCAGATGGAACCGCAATGGTTGTATTACCAATGAACATGGAGTATGTTTACACAAATGAATTTGGTGAACAAGAAATAACAAACGATATAAATAAAGGAATACCAACCACAACGGTTGCACGTTTTAGATTTACCTTAGATGGTAACAACGATAAAACAGGTACTGCAAAATATTTGGTTCCACAAATTAGAGAGTATAATAAAAACGCTAATGGGTCAAATAATTTAGGTGAATATGACGAAGAGTTATTAACTACTTATCAATTCTCAAATGTTTTTGAAGATTATTTAAATATTGTACCACCGGAAGGTGTTACGACATCTGTAATGTCATCCGAATTTAGTGATGATAAAAAGGATTTGATGTTAGGTAAAAATAATGGTGGAGTACCTGAAGATGTTTTTTATAAATTTATTTTTGGTAAGGTATATACGGTTTCATCATTTCAAGGTTCTCATTATGAAACATCAGGAGTTGAGAATTTTTTAGGACTATCAAGAAAAGACGCCTTCTTAGGGATTAAAGAAATTAGACCAAGTGTTGAAGATGATTGTGCTTCTAAAGCAAATTATTTCCCAACAAATTTTGGATTTAGAAATAGAATAAAATTTGGATTAATTGTTTCTGAAATATTATTGTTTTTACAATATATTTTTACAATAGCGTATATTTTTATTATTGAAACATTGGCAGGTACATTGTGGTCTATTGCAAGATTTTTAGGACCTAAAGATTATACCTTTGCAGATCATCCATTTTTTGATTTTTCGGTTAAATTAATAAAACTGGCATATGATTTACAAGAATCGGGTCAAACTGTTTTACCGTTAACCACATATCCGGATTGTGAAGAATGTACTTCTGATGTGGATACTGTTGACCCCTCAAATAACACAACATTTGTCATTGAAGAAGGATGTAAAAAATATGATAAATTCTACAATGAGAGTTTAGTTTATGCTTATATATGGTCAAATGATGGTAGTTACGGTAGAAATGATTTACCATCTAATAGTGGTAACAAAAATGGTCCTAGTTGGACACAAGCGTCTGTACGAATTTCTTATGGTTATTTAAAAACAACAAACCCGTGGCATTTATTAGGAAAACCATATTATGAAAGTACTCCAAATTTAAAAGAACAACTAACCAGTCCAGGGTCTGGTTGGACAATAATGGCTGCGGTTGTCGGTGCAACTGGCGTTAATGTTAATATTAATGTTTCCGGAACGGCCTACGATGTCTCCACATTTAACACAACAACAAGAAGATTACCGAATGTTGTTGATAATGAGGGAGGATTATTATATTATAATAAAAAAACAAAATCAGGATTAACTGAGATTAGAGATGGTGTTATTACTATTGTACCAGTAATTGATGGGGAATCAAAAAATTTAAGTGTAATTAAAGAATGGTATAAAAGAAAAAGAGTTGGTGTATTTTTCTGTGGTGGAGTTGTTAACTATTCATTTATTGATAACTGGTTAAACGGAATTTTATATTTCTTCAAATTTGACAAAAGAGTTAGATGGGATGATGAGGCTGCGTTAGATTTAAACCAAAGAGGTACAAAGTATCCGAGAGAATTGGTATTTTTTAATGTTTTAGATAAAGAATTTTATTATAGAGCAACACCATATAACCCAACAAGTGGATTTATTGGACAAAAATATTTTGATATTTATGGTAATCTAAAATATAGAGAAATTTTACACCCAACAACATTTTATGATGTTGGTGTTAGAGATGAATTCTTATTTGAGATTTGTCAAGATCCAAGAGTTGATGCAACCTGTTCGGTTGTTAGAGATATTAATGCAACATCTTATCAAGATCCGGCAAATATTGTTGAATATGCAATTAACTATAGATTAGACACAAACAACGGTAATTTTGATGTAGGTGATTTTTTCACTGGAACAGGAATGGGAACTAACGTGAATGTATTTGATGGTGACATCACACAACTAATGTCAATAAATTGTGAAGCGGGTATTGAGGCATTTGACTTAGATAGTCCACATTATTTCTTTTACAATGGAGAAATAATGGACCCTGAAGACCCTACGTTAGTTGATTTTTTTACCGATGGAAATGGTAATTATGGTCCAACACCTATTGATTTAAAATTAGATAATAATGGTGCATTTATTAGACAATGTTTAAATTTTAGATTAGGAGATTATACACAAAAAGTACCTTTTTATTTGTGGGATAAAAAAGGATATGGTGATGTGGGATTTGGTTCATTCGATCCAGATTTATTAGATGACCAACAATGGGATAAGACTGTAATTGCGGTTGAACCATTACAAAGATTACATTCAATCTCAGGAATGGCAAATTCAGGTATATTTTCAACTGAAAATACTACAAACTATGTTATGGCAGATGGAGAAGAAGAATATCTTTTAAAACCAATCACTAAAGACCATCCTGGTTATGTCTTTGATGGTGACTATGCCGATATGTTAGAGAGATTTGAAAACATTAGTTTTTTGGCACCAAGTGGGTCTGCAGTTGGTTATGTTGAGGGAGACGTATGGTTACAAGTTACGTCAGGTACAAAGAAAAATCCGTTAGGTGGTAACATATATGTTGTGGTAGATGAGACTTGGACCTTAGAACCAAATCAATATGTTTCCGGTTCTAAAGAAACCTTCTTATTTAAAACAATAAATAATTACACAGGAAGCAAACAAGTATTATCAACACCGTTCTTATTTTATTTTGGTTTGAGACCAGATAAAACATCTTTGGATACCTTAATAAAATATTATGGACCTAAGGGTGTATTCCCATCAACAGATTCTTGTGTGAATATTGATGTTGTAAGTGATCCATTGGCATCACCAACACCAACACCAACACCAACGCCAACCACTACGATTGGAGGTACTCCAGTTGGAACACCACCAGCAACTCCTGTTGCGTCCCCAACCGCAACACCATATTATAGATATTACAAATTACAAAGGTGTTCCGATAATGAAATTTTCTATTCAATAAAATATATTAATGACACATTTGATTATGGACAACGAGTTTACTCTAGTTCTCAAGATATTTCATATGTGATTACCGATAAGTTAAATGCAACATTAACTCCGGGAACCACTGGTGCAATACCCGATAATATTAGTTCGTATAGTTTATTACAAATCACCAGATCATTTGATGTTAATTCATTAGAACCATTATTTGGTTGTCCAGACACGGGTGTATCAACACCTAATTACACTAGAATAACATTAATACGTGGAGGTACCAATACTTGGTATAATGGAACATATGCTAAAGAACAACTTTGTGGTAAAACCCCAATATCAGCATTTAATTATGTACAAGGAGAAACAGGAGGTGGTAATATTTTCACCAAATTTATTAATTATATTCCTGGAAGTATGACACCATCAACAACATATAATGTATGGGACGAAGAAGATAGATTTACACCATTTAATGGAGGCAATTATAACTATGGAGTTATGATACCTGAATCTGGCGCAACAATTACACATATTGTTGAAGTTTCATCAAGTGGACAAATAACTAACTGGCGTAGTTGTACGTAATAAAAAAATATAAAATTGGAAGAGAATAAAAAAATAGTATTACCAAGTAAAAAGTTTGCCAACGCACCTGACGAAGAATTAGATTTAAAATTAAATCTTGATACTTCAGAATCTTTGCTAAGAATTGGTGAAAGGGATATTGTATTGGATGTTGCCAAGTTATATTCTAAAGAAAGAAATGACTCCATTAATTATAAAATTTATGGTAAGTTAAAAATGATTTTTCGTAATCTTTATTGTGGAAATACAGATTATACTTATTTGAAAGATAGATTATATTTGGTTGGAGATGGGACAACTACAGACCATACTGGTTTTTTACCATATGATGAATTTGCGTTCATGAGACGTGATGTTTACCGAGAGATTAATACTTCAGAAACAAGAGATACTGTACCCACATTATTTACAAAAAATATATCTTATACTGGTTCAACTTCTCACACAACTATAACCCCAATTAATGCTCCATATCAAAATTGGAATTTATATTTAAGTTATGTTTATAGTGGAGATACTAATTTCCCAATGACATATAGTTTAACTGGTAGTACATATAGTGGTTTTACCGCTAACGATGGTATACCATTTAGGGTAACATACACTGGTGGAACATATTACGAATTAACAAGTCCTGTTGAACATGGAATGACTAATGGTGATTATATCGTTTTATCAGGAGGAACATTTACAGGTAACGCATCGGGAAGAACATATTCAATCACAAGTGTTGGAAATGAAATTTATGGTTCAGAAAAATATGTTGTTAATATTCTTAAATCACAAATACCTAAAACTAATATTTTTAATATCATCATGTTTGGTAAGAGATGCTTGGATATAAATAACATATCGGCATCAACATCAACCTATTATGTACATAAACATAAAACATTAACAGATGTTAATGGATATATTTTAGATAAAGTCGGATTTGAAACTCCAATATGGGAAGATGAAAAGAAATTAGTATTTGAAAATTTTTCAGGTGCTAATGATGTGTTGGTTGAAAGAAATAGAATGGAATCTGTCTTATATGATTTTAAAGAACCATTTAAGTTAAGTGGGTTAACAAACAATTTAGGATTTACACCAACGGAAGTTTATGTAACCGCATTGTTTAGAAATGGAAATGGATATTTTAATTACCCACCAAAAGTTGGTTACAAATTTAATTTTCATGATACTTGGATTGACCGTCAATTTAGTGGAACAACAGCAAATGAAACGAGTTTAAGTGGAGAAACATTTACAAGAGATTCTTTCACATTTACTAGTGGGAATACAATTCCTATTGATACGATATTAAATGGTGCCTTTGTTGAATATAATCCAAAGGAGATGAAAGAGAGAATTGTAAGTGAATCTTTTCATAAAATAACAAACCCAACGACAATTTTTGACCATAGTCAAACCGTAGGGTCATTAAATGCTTCATCTGATAATTTAGAGGGGTTATTATATCAACCACATTACAGAGTTAAATTAAGAGAGTTGTCACCATATGTTGAAACGGCAACAACCAATGATATTTTTAATTTACCTGAAAATACAAATTATGATGCAGATGAAAATGTTTGGAGATGGAGAGATTTATATGACCAAGGTTATGTAGACCAAGATGGTTATGGTACTAATTTTCCATTTGTAAATGGTACACACTATGTTAGAACAAATATTAATTTCTATTTAAGAAATGAAAGATATTATACAAATAAACAGGATGGAGTTACCAACTTCAACAATAGAAAAAATATTAATTGTTAAATGGAAATTCTTAGAAAAAATGTTGATTTAAATATCATTCTTAATCAAGAAACTGATTTTCAAACTAATGCGGGTTGGCAAGAGAATTTAGTTGCATTTGAAGATGAGATATTGTCTACAATAATTAATCCGATTGAAAATTACGAAACTATTAGGTATATACATAAACCTTATAGTGGGATGACAACAAATGTCGACGATAAACAAACCGATATTTGGTTTTATTTTTATTTTGCAACAAGTGGAAACACACCAAATTATGTTCAAGATTATTCAGCACAAGGAATTACAATATTAGAAAATGAAAAAATGATGAAACAATCATCAGAAAGTTTTTTCAGATTAGAATTTTTTAAAACACCAGGTATTTTAGATGTTAGTGGAAATACGATAGGTTATCAACCACCAACAAGACAAAATAGAAAATTGGTTTTTGCAAAAAACCTTTCATTACCGTTAGGTGAAAAATATTATTATACACCATTAAATGGATATGTTCATTTACCGGTCTTTAAAGGTTCAAATTATGAAAATAAAGAAAACATGTATTTCTTTTGGTTTCAAGATGAGAGCGTTTTAAAAGAAACTAATTTAAGTGGAAGTACAACAGGAAACACTTTCTTTATGACCGCTAAATTCTTTAACGCAAAAGATGGTAGCATTCAAGATTTTACAAACGATTGTCACGCCACTGGTTATACAATAAATGAACAAAATGATATGTATTATCAAGTTGATATTGATAAGACAGATTACTCATATAAAGTATATTATTTTAACGGTGTTGTTAAATGTGACCAAGTTGGTTTTATTAAAAAACCAATTAACTTTTTTGAAAAGGGTGGAGGAAGTTGTCCTAATGGATTAACATATTATACATGTTCTAACGTTACCCCAACCCCAACCCCAACGTTAACACCGGTTAGTCCGACACCAACACCTACATTAACGGCAACTCCAACGGCAACGCCTGTGTTTAGTAAATGTTCTGATTGTGGATTATCATTAAATGGTGTTCCTGGTGGATTACTTAGTGTAATGACAGCTGGTGTTATTACGTCAAGTATTGGTTGTACCGTTGGCGAATATGCCATTGATTGGTATTTAAATGACAAAATAGGAGACCC